GGCTGTGAAATTGAACTTCCCTAGTGACAGATCGATCGCCGTAAATACTGGAGTGAGATCGGCAGATGCAGCCCCGCGAGCTGAGCGGAACTGCATCACGAAGGTTGCGCCCGCCACATCCCTTGGAACGGCGTCGCCATTGATAACGGCCGTCATTAACTGAAAGTCCCTTGTGAAGGTTCTCCCTTTACGGATATCCAGATCAACGTTTGCAGCGTCTGCCATCTTATTCGGTCTCCACAGCCCTGCCGGTCAGTTCAAAGTTAACGTTGTTAGTGGCGTCGCCAGTGGCCAGAATGTTGATTGTCTGACTTGTGATCGTAAAGGTAATGTCCCACGAGACGTCCTCTTTAAAGACGTGCGCGAAGTTATCGTCCAGAACCGCCACAACGCTGGAGCCGTTCCGCGAAGCCGTAACAATCACGTCCCATGTTGCACGGTCGCCGCTGGTTACGTCCCGAGCGATAATGCTCAGGTTCATCTTCGTGGTACTGCCGTCCAAGGTCGTAACAAACGTTGCGAGAGCCGTTGGCGTGGCGTCAGTTGTGGTTACGCTCCCCACCACGTTGTCGGCGTTCTCATTGATAGCGCCGATGACATCTTGCGCCGTTGTTATTAGCGCCGGGCCAGTAACGCCGGATGCGGTCAACGGGTACGAGGTGGTTCCAGAGCCAAACGACACGATGCCGTCAGTTGTGGAGCCCTCGCCCGCTACAAGCTCAAGATCGCCACCAGACCCGGAAGCCGACGTCTGGCCAATCAGCCTTAGCTTTGCGCCGCTGCCGGAGGCTAGGTCCTCATGGCCGATCGAGACCACGTCGCCAGTAAACGTCCGGTCAAAGTAGAAGCCCTGTGACGATCCGTTTGTGGGGATAGAGCTAAACTGCCCCATTGAGGCAAACGACGTAGTTGCTACCGTCCAGCTCCAGCGAGATGAGTCGCCCAGGGCAGCAACGTCCTGAACAATGCCGCCGGGGTCGCCCGACGTTGACCCTAGCGCCTTGAGCGTTACGGTTCCACCGTCGCCAGTGCCCCCTAGGCCGGTTGTTACGATCACGTCTCCGCCGGTGGTTCCGCCGTCTGATGCCGTAATGTTTACCGTGCCACCGCCAAAGGCGGCGGAGCCCTCTCCGGAATCAATGAACACGCTTCCGCCAACGCCCGAAGACGTGGAGCTGCCGGCTTGTAAGCTCGCATTGCCGCCAGTGTTTAGCCCGTTTCCGCCTTGCACCTTGGCCTCGCCGCCCGAAGCCCCAGCGCTTTCGCCAGCGTGTAACTCTAGGTTCCCGCCGTTGCCGGTGTCCGACTCCTGGGAAACGATATACAGGTCTTCGCCAGAGGCACCGGTAACGGGCTCGAATCCGAACGTGAATGGCGCGGAGGTGTTGCCGATGTAGAGCCCCTGAACGTTGGCCACACTGGACGGGTTCGGCGAAAGGCCGAGCCTGGCATAGTGAGATCCGCCAAACGTAAAGTTAAACGCTGGCGAAGCGCTTGGGGCTCCCGGGATATTAAACGATACGTCACCGCCTAAGGTGGCTCCGGTTCCGCTGCTGATGTTGACGGCTCCGCCGGTCGTCGTGTCGCCCTCGCCAGCGGTCAGGTTGAGCGCTCCGCCGTTCAGGCCGCCCTTGCCGGCGAATAAGCTCAGGTTACCGCCGGTGCTCGATGCCGTGGTAGTTTGCCCAACGATGACAAGATCGTCCGGGATTCCCGTGGCATCGAGCATCGCAAGGCAGAAGTCCGACCCTGCGTCGAAATACATGCCTTGAGTCGTGGCGTTCTCTGGCGCCGTGACAAACCCAAAGGTCATGAAGCTCGCGCCCGTGTTCGTTATGACGAAGTTTGATACGTCAATCAGGGTCGCCTGTAGGTCCAGATCTATAGATCCGCCCGTCCCACCTCCGAAGCCTGGCCCAGCGTTGATCTTTATGTCACCGCCAACCGTGGCCGTAGCCGCACCGCCATTAAGCACCAAGTCAGCGCCAACGGAGCCCGGAGCGCCGCTGATGTTGTCTCCACTGGTCATGACAACGTCTTGGCCGCTGGTGGTGTTGCCGATCGCCAGCGTGGCGCTGAGGGACCCGGCTCCGCCCGTGAACTCTTGAAAGACCAGATTGGTCGAGTTCAGCACGATGGGGTCAGATGTCACCATCTGGTAATTCTTCAGCGTGTTAACGGCTCCCTCTGATATCGGGACAACGAACATCGATGTAACGAGAGCGCTCGAATCGGCATCATCGCGGCGCGTGATTACCCATGGCGTGCTCCCGCTGCCCAGATCGGTAACCGTGTAGATGCCGTTATCCTGCGGCTCTGACTCATCCTTTGCGAGCAGAGAGTCCAGGAGGACCAGTGTTACGCTGTCGACATCGGCAAGGACGCCATTCGCATCGGCTGTGATTACGTTACCGACCCGAGTATTATTCGGGAGACCGGCCGTAGTGGCAACTCGGACGCTGTCTTTCCAGTCGCCCGCAGAGCCGTTGATATTGACGTCGGTGGCTCCCAGGGTAGGGTTGTCGGATACAGCTCCGCCCACGAAGTTAATGAGCGAACGACGGGGCAGCGTGACGCCGTCTTTGGTGATGTCACGGTAGCCGAGTAGGTCGAGCAGTGGATCGCCAGCGTCAGGCATCAGAGGGTCCAGGTTACTTTGATATGAGCAACGCCAAACCCGCCCGCCACATAGTTGGTGTCTCCGCCTCCGAATATCCGCAGCTCATAGTTTGTGTCTACTAGGATTGTCTCGGCAGGCGATAATACGATCGTGTGCTGGACGTCCATCTCAGCCTGATTGCTTGACGGGTCATCCGTCGAGTCCAGCGAAACGGGAGCATCTGGCGTAGCGTGCGGGACCCTCATTAGCTGGGCAAACGGCAAATCTCCCGACGGGTAAGATACATTCGGGAATGCGGCGGGTCCCACTGTAACAACGATCGAATCGATGGTTGAGCCCACGGCCGGCAACATCGGCGTAATGTCCCAAGACATGCCAGCGCCGTCAGCCTGGTTTCTTATGCCGGGCGTCCCTGCTAGCCATCCGTCCGAGGCTAAGTTGCGCTCCATGCCGCTAAACAGCGGAACCAGAAACGTGCCGTCGTTCAGCCTTGGGACGGCGTCGAGGCGGGTAGTGTTCCCGGCTATAAGGGCGTCATTGGCCGTTAGCCTAGTGTTGTTATTTTCGGTTCGGTTGGCTAGAGCCTGAGTGGTTAGCGCGACCTCTGTTCCGTTGACCGCATCACCATCGGTTGGGATCGTGATCGTGGTTGTGAATACGTCAACCGGTGTAATGTTTGCTGCCATTGTCTCCGCGTCCTTACCCTCAGCACGAGCCTGAGATATTGATATTTTCTGTACTTCCGTACACGAGCCCAGCGTCCCCATAGAGATCGCCGCCGCCATAAGTAGGGCCGTCACCTTCGAAGATGATTGACCGCAAAATGACGTGCCCCGGTTTAAAGAGGCACATTGCCGTTTTAAGGCTCCCGATAATTTCCACCGCATTTGTCCCCGCTATTCCGTACGAAGAACCGTCTCCGTACAAAGTCCCGTCGCCATACGTGGGCCCTGGCGTGAAGCTGTGATCCTCAGATGGGATCAAGAGCCAAAACTGCGACCAGTGATTAAGCGGTAGCGCCGTAGGCCAGTCGAATACCTCGTATATCTTGGCATTCGGAAAGCCCATGAGTACCGCTTGCGCCTCTAACTGAGTCTTCGTCCCGGCAAACTCCCACGTGTTCCACCGGTCGTTAAGGCGAGCCCGGTAAGTGGCGTCCGTGTCGGTGAAGTAACGGGGAAGGTTCGCGCCTTCGCCGACTAGCGGGAGAGCATCATCCGGACTGCCATCCGTCTTTAGCCAAGGCGCCTTGACGCCCAGGTTGGCGAGGTTCTGGATCATGTCCCCAAAGAGACCGATCACGCCGGCAACGTACTTAGATCCGTACTCACCCTGTAGCCACGTGGGCGACAGCTGAGCGAAGAACGTGCGGAAGCCGGTAAGCGGTGTTGCCATTAAACTTGCGTGTAGGTGAACGTGATCGAGCCGACTAAGGCGAGCTCGTTAGGCGCCATCGGCGTGTCAATTAGCGGGCTTGTCCAGGTGATGTTTTGGACCGATGCGAAGTCGGTGACCGTCTGAGACACGATGGCGAAAGGAATCACGCCGCCGCTACCGAAGTCGGTTCCGCCAATCTCTTGGCCATTTATGTAATCGGTGAGCGCCTGCTCAATCGCAGCGCGCTCCGCTGTCGTGTCCAGGGCGGCCGTAATGAACACGGTAGCCGCAAACGCTATCGACACGTTCGACGGAAGCAGCACATCTGGATCCGACGTTACGGGACGGCGGGCGCTTACCGCCGTCTGCGCCGTGGTCTGCTCAGTCGTGCCAACCGCGCCGAGCGGCCCAGCAATGTAGATGTCGACGGTACCGGGCCCTCTGGGGTTGGACTCGTCCACCGTAGAGCGAGTAATGGCGGCCGTGCTGTTACGAACTACGTTATTATAGAAATCGCTCGGAGCCGTTCCGGTGAGCGTTGCCCATCGAGTGGTGTTGCGAACCCTCAGATCGGCATCCGCCTCGGAGTCAATGCCGGAACCGGTGACCCACGTTGCTCCGCCGCCCGGTCCAGGGTTATTGACCGAAACGCCGGCTAGTGGCGTGTTCAGAGTCGTTATCGTGTTATTGGAGACATCCTTAGCCGCTCCCGCTTCCTCTGCCTGGTAGACGAGTGAGACGGTAGAGCCAGATGTAAAGGTTCCCGCCGTCGTGTTGCGGTAGGTGAAGCCGTTAACGTCATCCTGGACGACAAGCTGGCCGATAATAATCGAGTAAGGCCCGGCTCCCACGATCGTAATGTGGTCAATCGTGCCAACCGTGTTGGTAGCCGTGAACCGCTGGTTGTCGTAGTTCGAATCCGAGAACAGTGTCAGGGCGTCGGCTGTCGAGGTGCTGTTAAAGCCGAACGACGTGATAGCCGCTGTAACGTCGGTTAGGTTGCTGTAGAGCGTCGCGCCCATCTCGAGGAAGGTGAGCTGCACAGAGCCCTCCTGCCAGCTGGTAGCGTTGAAGCCCAGGCTTTGCAGGATATCGATCTCCAGCTGCAGAGCATCCTTTACGGATGTTGTTTTGAGCAGTGCGCCGAGTGTGAGAAACGCCATCTATCTGCCCTGCTCTTCCAGTAGGAGCTCAGCCGACAGATCGTCAACGTTGAGCGTGAAGGTGAATGGGCCAACGTCGTCCGTGAGCTTGACGGTCAGATCTAGAGCATCGCCAACCAGCTCCGCGTCTACGTCTGCCCGGTTTACGCGCTCATCCTTCTCACACTCGCCCTCGGCCGTTGCGGCTGCCCGCTGGGGAGTCGATGGGGCAGCGCTGTTCAGGTAGCGCCTGACGTCGTCGCCATAGTCTGAGGCATAGAAGAGGCCGCCGGTTGGCGTAATGAGTCGCCTAGCCGATGCTTGCGCAAGGGCTAATCTTCCCTCTACAGGGGTTAGATTTGGGTCTAAATCCTCCACACAGGAGAAGTCTGATCCTAGATGGCTCATTATTCTGCTTTCACTTTGGTTGCTGCTACGGAATCAAAGGACAGGTTGCTGGACAACGTCTTAAGGGCCAAGCCGCCGTCGTTCGGAGCCACCAACCAGTTCGTGAACATGTCTTTTATCTTGGCAAGCTCATCGTCCACCTTGTTGGATAGCGCCACGAACTCTGTGTTAGCGGCCAGGCCAAGGTGGATAGTTACGAACGCGGCATCGGTATCGAAGAGCGCCGCAAACGGCTGTGACGGGTCGCCATTCTCGAAGCCGATGCGAACTCGGGCGCCCTGGCTGACTGTGACCGAGACGCCGGGGAGACCATGGCGGATACGGACGTTGTTATGTCCAGTGCCGCGGATCGTGGGGCTATCAGCGAGCAGCTGAAGCGTACCGTCTGCGTTCTGGGCGATGACTACGGCCGGGTAGAGCTGCGTATAGTCGAGGCGTCGGCCAACTAGGTTCTCTACGATGTTGGCGAAGTCCTGGCGGAAGCGTTCGAAGTTCAGAGCGGTCATACTAGGTAGCTCTGAGTAAGGGATGAGGGCGTGAGGGTCGTGGTTACGTACTGGACGCGCTCGCCGTCGAATGTGACGCCAGGAAGGAGCTCGGGGGCACCGGATGCCGGGCTGAGCAGCCGCTCGCCGAAGGTGTTGTCTTCGTCTAGATGCTCATGCTCAAAAGAGGACTCTGGGAAGGTGTCGGAGCCAAACCAGAGCGTCCCGGTCCGGAAGATGCGCCAATCTGCCCCGGTGGCCTCTCTTATGGCGTCTAAGGCGTTTTGGGCCTGCCCCGACGTGCGCTGCCAGTGGGCTACGGTAAAGCTCGTCACGGCCTCGTCAGTGGTGCCCTCCAGGGTCTCACCGGTCAGGGCCATGAGGTCAGCCAGAACGATGGCCATTGGCACGCCGATATATGCTTTAGAGTCGATTACGGTTGACAACCCACCGGATCCACCTGCCGCAAGTCCGGAATATACGCCTCCGAAAACGTCGCCTCTGATGATGGTGCCCTCGTAGGTGACGGTGCCATCTTCAAAGTCCAGCGTGATGGCGTCCCCAGGAGCGCCCATTGTGAAGTCTTCGCCCACATCGGCTGTGATGCTAGCGACCCATCGGCCCACCCTGGGCTCTTCGATCGTGGCCGTAAGCAGGGAAAACCCGTTGGCGGTCGGAACCGCCACCTATGAGCCGATTCCCTCTAGAGCGTGCTCGCTCGGCGTCTGTGTGCCGTATACGCTACCGAAGGCTCCCGACGGGTCGTAACCCGTAACGCCGGGCGTGCCAGCATCAACCGCGGTGTACCCTTTGCCGGCCGCTTTCTTGACGGGCTTAGGAGCGGGGAACCACTCGATAGCGTCAAGCTTGACGGTGCCGATCTTGTCGGAGCCAATTACCGGTGCGTTGATGCTCGTGAAATAGATCCTAGATACGCCGAGCACGTTCAATGCTGGGTGTGTCAGTACGACGGGTGTTCTAGGGCCACCCTTACGCCTTGGGTGAATGGCTGGGAGCAAGTCATTCTGGAAGCTATCCCAGTCGACCTGCTGCACCAGCTTCAGCGTGATTGATATCTTGGCCGGGTTGTAGCCGTTATCGGTGATGGTTGCGCCGTCCGCTCCCTTGGGCTTGTTCACCTGGATCTTGCGGCTAACGCCTCCGGTTACCGTAGCGAACCCGACAAACTCGAGGTCAGCGATGATAATCAGATCCCAATAGGTAGCCCCATTGTTTTCGACCTCGCCCCAGAAAGGTTGATTGGCTGGCATTAGGCCGCTCCTCCCTGTAGGGCCATGGCCTCAAACGCTCTGCCGAATATCGCCATAGCCGACTTCTCCATTTGCGAAGCCATCTCAGCGCCGTCTCCGGCTTCGTTGACTTCGGTGTTGACGGACAGGCCGCCCATGTTGAAGTTGTTAGTTGCCCCGAGCCCGCCGCCTACCTCAGGAGTGGGCGCTCCGCCATTGGTGGCAGCCGCTTGGGATGGGGTCTTTAGGCCTTCGCCGAACCCGTCTACGACATCACCGCCAAAGTCCTCAAACACCTTAGAGGGCGAGTGGGCATCGATGCCCTTGGGTCCGCCGAAGGCACTGATTGCGGATTGCGCCAAAGCGCTAACCGCTGAACCGATGACTCCACGGCCATTGGCGATACCGCTAGCAAATCCAGAGACCAGGTTAGCGGCCAGGGAGCCGCCTCCTGAGTACATAGAGTCACTCTGCTCGGTAAACACAGAGGCCAGCGAGAAGATCTTGGACCCGCCAAGCTTAACCGCTGCAGCGCTGACCTTGATCAGAGCATCCGCAATAAGCGCAAAAGCCTTGCCTGCCGACTTGATGCCTTCGATTACTTCGGGGTCTTTCATCATGTCAAAAAATGTTTGGCTACTGTCTGCGCCATCGGCTAGCCCATCGACGAAGCCGGTCAGGAAGGCCTTGCCGACCTCTGTGAAGGCATCGAATGCAGCGATAGCGGTTTCGAATATGCTGCCGAGCTTCCCGCGATCCATGTTCTTAAAGAAGTCAGAGAGGCTATTGCCTATCTCGGCGAGGCGCTTAAAGGCCTCCGGGCTGGATTCGGCTACGTCCCTAAAGACCTGGAAGCCTGAGTTCTCAATGCGGTTCCGCATCGCCTCTAGGCTGATCTTGGCGAACTCTTCGCCAGCGTCGCCAGCCTCTTTAGAGCCCGTCTTCTTACCAACGGCGCCCAGGATTGCCTGAATGGCGGTGTCGGACTTGATCTTGCCGGCCTCGAGCAGCTTCCTGACCTCGTCAGTCGTATCAAGCCCAAGAGACTTCTTTAGTTGGTCAAAGATGAGCTGCTGAGAAACGTTGGCCTCTGACAGCTGCAAAAGCTCGTCGGACTGCAGTCGTCCCTTTGCCTTGATCTGGGTAATGGCGCGGACAGCGCTCTTGACGCCCTCGGCATCTGTGCCAATCGCTCTAAGGTCAGCGCCCATCTTGACGAACGTCTTGGACTCCTCTAGCGAGAACTGTGCGGCCAAGAGCTTCTTCATGCTCCCGGCAACGTCCTGGAGCTTAAAACCGTACTTGTCAGCCAGCGACGTAGCAGCCGTCATTGCCTCGGCGCCGGCGCTAGCGCTTCCGAGCAGAGACTTGAACGCCTGGTTGTTGGCGATATTGAACTGCTTGGCACCGATCACTGCCTGGGAGAACTTGGCGACGGCCATTCCGACACCCACAACCAAGGCGCCCGCTAGTGCAGCAGCGCCAGCAGCAGCGGTAAACAGAGCCGGCGCCAGCTTGCCCACTAGGCTGGACAGCTTAGCCATGGGCTTATTGGCCTCTTTGATGCCAGCAATCTTTAGGTTGAACGCATGTTGCTTAGCACCCTGCCTGCTCGCCTTATTCATGGCGCGAATAGCTTTTTCTAGCTTCTTGGTTTCGCGCGCAGCTTTGCGCACGTCCTTCGCGTCGACTTCTACGTCAATTGAATAGGTTTCTTCTGCCATTACTCTCCGGGAACCTTGCCGCCTATGGCCATCCTGATCAGTCTTAGATCTTGATAGTGGTCGTACGTTATGAGCGCGCCCATATAGCCGGCGTCAGTATCCTCGCCTCTCTGAAACGCCAAAAGCGCACCGGCAGCCTTTAGGGCCCCAATGCGCTTTAGGCTTTTGAGATAGTAACCTCTATCTCGCTACCAGCCATTTCGAGCAGGCCGAGTCCGATGGCTTGGATTGCTGCCGGGAGGCCCACTAGGGCATCCGCACAGTTCTCGCCGACGCTACAGGAATACACGAGCTCTTTTAGGGCCACGATGTTCGAGCCCTTGCCGGTCATCTTGTCCGAAACCCGCTGGTACTCGCCCATTGATGGCTTGCGGAAGTAGTAGTCCTGACCGCCCAGTGGGACGATCGCAATATCGCCGTGCTCGGCCTTCAATTCATCGATTTTGTTCTTCATGTTTCCCCGTTTACTGGTCATTGGTTAGAGCTGTCCGACAATCGGAAGCAGCCCGTTGCGTGTCATCTTCATAATGTCGAGGTCACAGGCAACCACCAAGGCGTCCGTGCCCTGCGAGTGCGAGTCCTCTTCGGAAGTGATTCGGCAACCGGTGAGCACGTCGGTCATGAGGGTTGTCGAGTTTATCTCAGAGTATGTGTTCGTTATATCGAACGGAGTTTGCATGTAGCCGTTGCCCAGAGAGGCAATCAACTCAAGGTACTCGTCCTTGACCAATGTGAAAGATCCTTCGATATTGTGCTCACCGATGGTCCGCGCCAATTTTTCGGGGCGAGTGCCTCGGAAGATTCCCGGCTCAAGCGTTTGGCTGTAACTGAGATCTGTGAATCCAGTCAGCAAAAGTGTTCCGATTTTTATTTCAATCGAAGCGAATGAGACCTTCTGGCCATTAACGAGTGGGTAATCAGCCATTATTCTGAATCTTCCTCAGCCCCAAGCGTTGCGCTGTAGCCGATTGTGGTTGTGATGAACTTGACGTAGCCGAATGGCTTGATTCGAAGCTCCGAGAGGATCGTCTGAGTCGAGAGCACGTTATTGGTGCGGTCGATCTCGTACTGGAAGGCAGTTACATGGCCCTGCGTTCCTTCGACGTTTGCCGGAGAGGTGAGGACCACAGCGAGCGGCGTGTTGACCTCAGTCTCGAGCCCAGCCGCGTCGCGCGGGTCGATTGCGCCCACCGGGCTATCGATGGTGCGTACGCCTCGGCCAATGAAGCCTTGCTGCGCTACCTGCACAACCTCAGAGGCGTCATCGATAATGCGTCCGTGCTGCCAGTAAAGGAAGTCGCTGCCAGCAGGTGACTTGAACCGAACGTTGGTGAAGAAGAACCCCGGTCGGCCCTTCCAAGTGCGGGTAGTCGTAAACTTTGCTGTGTCTAGCGTGTCATCGTTGGTGGCATCGAACGCAATGGCCGTAACTGGGGACACAGCGCCGCCGAGCTTGCCGTTTTCAACGCGAGCAAGGTCCGTAGAGATGAGCTGGATCTGAGCCTGAACCGAAGCTTCGATGGCCAACACGAAGTTCCGTGTGCCCCGCCCCTGGAATGGCTTAGCGGAAGCTGCGGTAAAGAAGCCGTAGCAGGGGCTGATTCGGGTGCTTTCAGACGACAGAAACCCCGTGATGGTCGACGAAGCGTTGCCTGGGCCGGCGTCCTGAAACAACCGCTTATACTCGAAGGCGTTAAACAACGTGGCCAGATGGCCATCGTTGGCGTCAAACTGAGCCGCGGCGGCCGTCACGTCGGCATACGTGTTCGACTGAGTGATGTAGTCGTAGTCTACATTGAGCAGCGCCAATGCTGTGAAGGCGCTTGAGATGTCGGAGGCGTTACTGCGAGGCTCAGTGCTAGACCATGTGTAGGTTTCATCCGCCACGTATGTGCCGGCCGCAAAGGTCACGGTGATGTTCGTGTTCGGAATCGGGAAGCTTCCGCCAGCCGGGATGATTAGGACGCCGCTCTCAGTGGCGCCGGCATCGAGCGTGTAGCTGAACGTTCCGGCCCCAAGAATTCCGCCTGCTACGATAGTGATAACGCCGTCATAGGTGTCGTATGGCTCGCCGGCCAGGGAGACCGTAGGGCCGCCGCCTGAACCCACGACAGAGCCGCTCACCCCGACGATGGTGGCCTCTACCTTCATTGCCCGGATAGGACCGCCGCCCAAGAGGAGCTGACGGGCCAGGAACTCGGGAAGAGGGCCTTCGCCAAAGGCTGCCACGTCGGCCTGCTTCGTTAGCGTAACGACCGCGTTGTCAGTGCCAGAGGACGCAGCGCCCATCACTAGAGGGATGTTCGTGGCAGGTGCAACCAAGCCTAAGCCTGGATCCTGAATTGAGATTGTTTGTCCGGGAATGGGCATGGTTTACTTTCTGTGCGGCGAGATGGCCGGCTCGTGTTTCTCGTAGTTGCCGGCCGCCTTAAGGGCTGCCAGGTAGTCTGATTCGCTAAGCATCATCGGCTTGGCGTAGTGGTGGGCGTACTCGCTCCAGCCGTGCAGGGTGTCGGCGCAGCGGTGCGCCGGGCTACAGCCCTTGATGTTGTTTGGGTTGTGCCCGTTGAGCTTGATGCGGTTGCCTGTCTTGTGAGACAGCTTCACCACGTCGAAGGTTTCGGCACTGACAGCAGCCTTGATCAGCTCATCCTGGGGCTCGCTGCTCTCGGTTTCCGCTTTTGGTTTCTTATTCTTGTTCATGATTTCGTTTCCCCGTTAAAGATTTGGATCCAGTATCTCTGTGTGCTGCTGAGTCGTGAGGGCCACCAGCGCGCCGCTCTCATCCAGTACCGGCATCCGGATAGAGACATCGAGAATGGCTACAACCTCGTTTAAAGCAGTGTCCGCGCTGTCCGCTTGTTCTGTGAGCCAAGTCTCGTCACCAAACACGGTGCCGACTTGGAGAGCCGCTCTGGTGGCAGCGATGACGCTCACCAAAAGGTTTTCTGTCTGCTCGTACGTTGCCCCGTTGCAGTAGACATCGAAGCTGAGCATCCGATCCGCGAGTGACCGGGCCTTGACCGTGGTCCCGCCGTCGGCGAGGCCTCCGCCAACATTAAGGGGCGGCGAGATGGGCCCAGAGCTAGGAACCCAAGTAACGCTGGGCGGCCCGCTGTTGTAATTCAGCGCGGCTCTGCCGAAGGCCCACGTTGGACGCTGATCGTTGCTCGTGACGACCTTAGAGGAGAGGGTCAGGGCATCATAAGCGACGCCAATCGCCCGAATGTTCTGCTCCATGATCGAATTTCCATCGATCGAAATCAGTAGGCTGCTCACTTGGTTAACTTCCCGATCTCGTCTTTGGCGATCTTGTCTAGGATCCGCTTCCACTTACGAGGCAGACCCTCGAGCGGTTGGGGAAAAATCTTGCGCTGTGGCAGGTTGCGCGTGCCTCTGTTGTGAAAGGAGGCGTAATCAGTGTCGGCGCTAACCTCGAAGCCCCTGCTGGTAAGCCCCTTGCCGATGTTGCGTCGTAGAGAGCGGGTCTTGCCGGTCAGGACTGGCCTGCCGTCGCGCTTCTGCTTCTTCTTCCAACGCTTCCCGTATGGGTCACGCTGGGTAGCGAACTGGCGCTTAACCTCTGTTTGGATCTGGAAGGCTGCTCGCTTAGCGATTGCCCTCACTAGATTGCTACTGCTCAGAGCTTCGAGCGTAGCTATGGTCCCTCGCCCGGTTCGTTTAACCTTGACGCGAAGGACTGGCACTAGACGTATTTAGTGTTCGGACGACTTAAGGCGTCCAGATTCCAACCGCGTTCGGGCTGTGAGTTGACTCGGGGAGCCCCCTCATTCGTGCCAGACGTTTGGTCGGAGTCCAGGTCTAGGCTAACTGCTCCGCTTGCAACGCGGTCTAGCCAGCCCTTGGAGCCGCTCACCGCTGAGTTGCCCACCATGTCGTGGAAGCGGTCCTCAAAGCGAGAATCAGCCGAGTTCGGGTTGTACCCGATGAACTGCATGATCGAATAACTCGCCAAGTAGATGCAAGCCGTCACCAGCTCGGGCGGGTAGAGCCCGGTGGTGGCGTCTTGCTTGATCGGCAGCTTGTACTGCGATCGGAGGTAGCTATCGATTGTGCCGCTAGCTATCTCAAGGTGACGCTGAATTGTGGGAGCGTCGACCTTCTTTAGAACGTTATCAGGCAGGCCGAGCATGGCCAGATCGGCCGTGGATGCATAACATACAGAGTTTCCAGCCATGCTCTTACCCTGACTACGCGGTGTTCTTCTGAGCGAGGAACCACAGGCTGTAGCCCGCAGCGCCACGTGCATCGACACCCCAGATGAACTGGCGAGAAGAGAACACGTTGGGATCACTCAGGTTGATGAGCGACGTCAGTACGGGGCTCTTACGATTCTGCCAGATGAAGGGCTTAATCGAGGAACGTCCGTCGATGAGATACCAGGTCGTTGCGCTGGTAAGCTCTTCTGCGACAACAATCTCAGCAGAGCCAACCATCACATTGTCGACACCGGCAGTGCCAGCGGTGTTGGCCACGAGGCCAGCGTTGACAATCTTACGAGCAGCGATTTCGAGCTGCGGCGGCACCAGGAGGATCGTCGGGCGAACCTTCAACGGCAGGCCGTCCTCACCTTTGAGCGAACGGAAGGCAGAGTAGCTGCTCTCGTAGTTCGCCAGGGTAAGGGCGTTCGTGGTGATTAGGTTCGACTGAGTAGCCGCCGGGTCGAGCGTGTGCGAGCCGTTGAAGAACGTGAGGTCATCGAACGTGGTGTCGGTGGTGTTCTCAATAGCGGCAGCAATCTCGGTCTGGGGAAGCTGCTTAGCCTGACGACCGAGCTCGGGGACGACCATGCCGGTGAATACACCGAGGTTGTCGTCTTCCATTTCGTTCCGGTCTACCGAAACAGTGTCTTCCCAATCTTTATTCTTGAGCGTGTACTCGTGGTTCGAGATGTTGTTTAGGACACGGGGACCGAGCCACTCGCGCATCTTGGGGATGCGCGCCATCCAAGCATAGGTACCGATTAGGGTGTTGCTGGGAAGCGTGGTTGAGACTTTGGTGTACCAGACGTCGGCGGACTCGTAAGCCGCCTTGTAGGTCATATTGACCGTGGTCTGGAGCGCTGCGATAGTTGCTGATGTAACTTGCATGATTAGCTCCTATCAGGCGCCGGAGGGCGCTGAGGGATAAGGCATGGCAACGAAGACGCCGTCCGAGGTGATCTCGAAGGTGGTTCCTGCCACAGATTTGCCGGTGTTGTCGTTGGAGACGGTGTTGTCGTCCACGAGGTAGCAGAGCGTTCCAACGTCTGCCTGAGCGATGGCGTCATCATTGACGTACGGTCCGAAGATGCCAGCGAACACAGTGACGTTGACGGCGCCGTTTGCTCCGCCTGTGTTGTCCACTGCTACTTCGCAACGCCCAACGGTACGGAGCGTGGTGGCCGTGGTGGCCGGCTCTGCATAACCGTCAGAGTTAATAACAACGATGGCGCCCTGGAAAAACACCGCGTTGGCCTCTACAGGGAATTCCTGCCGAAGGCTGAGATTGGATTGTTTCTCGACGATGGTCGATGAGTTTGCAGAGAGAGCCATTAGACGCCCGCTTTCTGGTCAATTTTGACCTGTGCAATGAAGTCGTCGCGATTCAACTCGCAAAGAACGATGATTTCTTCCTGTGCTGCAGTCAGTACGAGCGTGTCGCCACTGAGCTCAGAGGGAGCCTGCGGGGTGGCGACGACGGGCGCCGCAGTGGCGATGAACGCCTCTCGCTGCTCGGCGCTGTAGCTCCGGTAAAGACCGTGCTGTGACGGAGCAAGCTTCATGTCGGCCGTGAGGCGTTCAATCTCAGCCTCGACCTTGACGGCCTCAGCTTGCACCTTGCCAGCCGTGACAGCGGCCTCGAGTGATTCGACCTTAGCGGTCATGTTGGTAATACGTTGCACAGCATCGGCAGGGTCTGTGGCCCCTAGAGCGGAAACAACGCCGTTTTGGAAAGTCTTAATTTCTCCGAACGCAGAAAGGACTTGGTCCTCGCTGTCGTATCCGAGCGCTTTGACGATATCCATTTGCGTTCCTTGGTTTGTGTTTTGTTGTTTCCGCTCAGTGTGAACGGGGGTGTCTTTGGCCTGTAGCTGAGCCAGGCGAGTAGCCTCGGAGGTGACAGCGCTGCATCGCTGGTCTCCCATGGCGATGAGGTGGGCAACTGCCTTGGCTGCGATTGCCTTGTCTGGGGTGATCTCAGTAATGAGATTCAGATCCAAAGCTTCGGAGGCTGATAGCCATGTATCCTCGCTTACCAGTGCCGCCAGATCTTCACGGGGAAGACCAGTACGAGCGGCGTAGATGTTGACCATATTGTCGGTGATCTTATCCATCACGTCGGCGCGCTCCCGCAGGTCATCAGCGTCACCGCTAATCACACCTTGCGCCGGATGAATCATCATCAGGGCATTGGCAGACATGCGGATGTCGTCGCCGGCCATGGCGATAACGGAAGCCGCTGAGGCTGCTAGGCCGTCAATCTCGACAACGATACGAGCACTGCTCTGCTTGAGAAGGTTGTAGATAGCGAGCCCATCGAACACTGCGCCGCCCGGGCTGTTGATTCGTACGGTGATCTCAGAGACATCGCCGAAGCTCTTTAGCTGCTCGTTGACAGCCTTAGCCGTGACGCCTTCGCTGAAGAAGCTCTGGCCGATCTCGTCAAAGATGACGATCTCCGCCTTGCCACCCTGCTTACGGGCAGTGAACTCACGCATCAGGAGCCATCCAGCGGCATACGAGCCTTGCGCGCCTTGCCCTTAGGCTTCTTCGGCATGATGTCGGCCAGGGTCTCGGTCATCGTCTGTTCAATCACAGGGGTCACGATGGCGCGCTTTTGGTCGGCCTGAACGCATGTGAAAAAGCTGTCGTCCAGTACTCGGGTAGCTGGCAGTGGTCGCAAGTGGTTCATTCGTCTTCCTCTGTGTTGTCGTCTTCGCCTGGTTCCACGGGACTAACCTCGGGAGCCGGCTCAATCTCTTTGCGCTCAAGCTCTAGATCGTATTCCTGACCGAGCTCGGCGATCGTGTTGTCGCCAACGTTGAGCCCAGCGGTACTCAGGGCGCTCACGCCATCGCCTAGCGACTTCATTGCATCGCCCTTAGCGATGAGGTCTGTGGGAGGCGCTGTGTCCCAATGCGGCATCGGTGCAAAGTTGGCAGCTTCGCCAAAGTTGAAGAACGTATACGGCACCAGCATGTGTTCGCGGATGGCGCTGGATAGCAGCGTCTCGTCTGCTTGCAGCCGGTCTAGCCGGATGTTCTCGTGGATGTTGGCAGCTGCCAGGCTTCCGCCGCTAACCTCTGTGGTGAGGTTCTGACCAAGGATGCGAACGGCGATGTTCTTGTTAGCCCGATCCTCGAGGCCCTCGAATGACTTCCAAGCCTGGTCTTTGGCCTCAAGCAACTCGAGATCGAAGCTACCTTCGCCGCCGTCGACGTTCTGCGGAAGCATCGCTGTAGTCGTGCTGCCGATATTCGACATATTGCTGAAGAAGTCGGCCTTTTCGTCTTCGCCAGCTCGGGCTGGTACCAGCGCCTTGAGCAGCGGCAAGCCGTGGCGCTCGTTGTAGCGATTCCAGTCACGGGCAACCCACTGGCGAGAGATCCACCAAACAGCGATTGATCGGATAGCGCCTCGCATGAATCCGCGGTCGCCTTGAATGAGCAGCATCCAGCCATTCTCTGGGGTGACGTCTTGCTCACCGTCTTGAGTCGTGATCTTGTAGACGCCGTTCTCCCAGCGAAGAAACTGCGGGTCCCACGCTTTCATTGAGGGAACCCAGACGCCTTCGATTACCTGCCAGGACACTTGCACAGGGGCAACGCCTAGTAAGATGAACCAGTTCAATGCCGCCGATACCTCTGCGGGCGGGGCGATGAGTGGCCACATAGCCTCTACTGACTCAGCGATGACCCTAGAGCGCACCTTAGCCCGGGTCACGGTAGCCGGAATTACCTGAAAGGGCAGCGACAGCAGGCCAGTGATGCGGGTCTCTGTGACGGCTGTGATGCGGTCATCTCTGCCCATGGCCGTGGCCATCTGAGCCGATGACGTAAAGTTGCCACTCTCGTGAGAGAGCAGGGCTGACTTCACACTAGACACGTCCCAATCGGGTAAAAGCCCTGGAGTCCAGGGGGCGGGCGGGTTTACGAGTCTTGCTTGTGGTCTAGGCAATGGTTAAATCTGTGGTAGGCTGAAGCCAGTCAGTCGCGGACTGAGAGAATGCGCGGACGTCCAGGCGGCCCATACGCGCTCAGTAGGGTACTGTCGCAAAGCCCCTGGTTAACGCTGGGGGCTTTTGCTTTATGAGGTCTTATTCAGCGCTCGCCAGGCTCCCTGTAAAAGCTTGCGGCAGTCGTCGAGGAGCACGAAGGCATCGGCGGACAGCATCAGAGCGCGGTAGCTGACACGGTGGTCCCGATGCAGGTTGTTGAGCTCTCTCTGTAACCTGAGCTTAGCGCCGGCCATGGTGTCAGTCTCTATCATCTCAGCGTCTAGTAGGCGCTGGGCCTCAGATGTGTCCAGCATCGAGTGCAACCTTAACCCAGGACAGGAACGTGTCCCGTATCTCCTGGTTGGATTCCACCTCAACGCCCTTGACGAAGAAGCGGCCATCGGGCTCGATGCGCATGACCTCATCACCATCGTTAACTTCAAATACGATGTTACCTGGGGCGACCGGTTTTGCCGGCATGAACACGCCAGGCACGGGTGTTACCTCGCCGCCCTCAGTCATGCCCTGCTAGCCCTATCCTGAGCCGTAGGCCCCGGCAATGCGAACCATTTGAGGCCGCCCTGCTCGTTACGGTTAAGCAAGAACAGCTCCCCGCTGGCAGTGCAGGCTACTAGGTTAGCCCCTAGAGCGCCGATGCTGGTCACTCCGCCAGGCTCAGGGCCTAGGAAGATGGGCTGCTTGGGTTGAATCTTTGCCTTCTTGGAGGTCTTTTTCTTCTTCGATGCCATTATTTCCCCGTTTCCTTATCGCTTATACGGCGACCAATCAAGGTCATCCCCCGAGTGGTCCTTGTGCTTCAGTCCGCCGTCCACCATGGCCAATGCCATCTCCTCGGGCCTCTCATAGAGTTCGGAGTAGCCCCTGCATGCCCTCCAGGCTGCTAGGTACTCGCCCCCGCCGTCCACTTCAGGATCGGTAATACATTTCACACACAGGCAGCGCCCTGCTTCCTGGCCTCTTTCAAATATGAAAGCGTGCATCGTGGCTCGAATCTCCACCGAGCACTCGTCACAATTCCAGTCCTCGGCTAGGGGGACGAAGCGGCCTTCAATCACTTGAGGTATTCCCCTAGGTGCTTATTCATGATCTCCACAGACTTCCTCTGCATCTCTCGAAATCCTACGACGTAGCCGGCACC